ATGGCACTATCCTTCACCAGTTAGGCTCTATGTAAGATATTTATAACTTCAACATAATTACTAGAAATAGAAAGGAGGTAATAGATTGCCGATCATTTCTCGCGTTCGAAAGGCATTTAATGCGTTTACAACTTATGAGGAACAAAGACCAGAACAACTAACTACCATTGGTCCAAGTTCGACAATTCGGCCGGATAAACCTCGTTTAATGATCTATAATGATCGATCGCTCATTTCTTCTATCTACACTCGAATTAGTATTGATGTTGCTGGTATAAATATTCGACACGTAAAGCTCGATGCCGAGGGTCGGTATTATACAGATGCAGACAGCAATCTCAACGATTGCTTTCTCTTTGAACCAAACATTGATCAAAGTCCAAGAGCATTTCGCCAAGATATTGCTTTAACACTTTTTGATAAAGGTGTAGCAGCGATTGTTCCAGTAGAAACAGACTCCGATCCTCGGCTTAATCCTAATTTTGACATCTCTCAGTTGAGGGTTGGTCATGTCACGGCTTGGTATCCACGTCATGTAAAAGTGAGCATTTATAACGAAAAGACAGGCCTTCGCCAAGAATTAGTGTTGGAGAAAAAGTTTGTAGCCATCATAGAGAATCCATTGTATTCCGTGATGAACGAACCAAACTCGACTCTTCAGCGACTAATTCGAAAATTGGCGCTTCTTGATTCGGTAGACGAGGCGACTGGATCTGGAAAACTAGATTTAATCATTCAGTTACCATACGTAATTAAGTCTGAAGCCCGCCAGATGCAAGCAGAGAAAAGACGCCAAGACATTGAATTCCAGTTGCGCGGAAGTCAGTATGGCATCGCATACACCGATGGCACCGAGAAGATTACTCAGCTAAATAGACCTGCAGAGAACAACCTTCTCAAACAGATTGAGTATTTAACAAATCAACTGTTTAGCCAACTTGGTTTAACACCAGAAGTAATGAATGGCACTGCTGATGAGAAGGCAATGATTACATACTTTAATCGCACAATAGAACCAATTCTTGATGCGATTGTGGAGGCCGAACAGCGGTCCTTCCTTGGACTTAGTAAGTTTAAGGATAAACAGAGGATTAAGTACTTTAGAGATCCATTTAAACTTGTTCCTATTTCGGACATAGCAGAGATTGCCGATAAGTTCTCTCGTAATGAGATTCTCACTAGTAATGAGATTCGAAGCTTTATCGGATTTATGCCACATAAAGATCCTAAAGCTGATCAACTTCTTAATAGCAACATGCCTCAAACAGATCTTAATAATCCAACAAACCCATCTTTGCCGACACCATAACGAAAGAAAGGAACAGTCAAAATGGAAGCAGATTTTAGCGGCTATGCAACAAAAGCTGGATTAAAATGTACTGATGGTCGAACCATCATGCCAGATGCGTTCAAACATCAAGACAAGATAAGCGTGCCATTGGTTTGGCAGCATGGTCACAATACTCCCGAAAACGTTCTCGGTCATGCAATTCTTGAGAATCGACCGGATGGTGTCTATGCGTATGGCTACTTTAATGACACACAGGCTGCCGAACATGCCAAAGGGCTTGTGAAGCATAAAGACATTAATGCGCTCTCTATCTGGGCAAACCAGCTAATCGAGCGTGGCGGACGAGTTCTTCACGGAATGATTCGTGAAGTGAGTCTCGTGCTTTCCGGCGCAAATCCTGGTGCACTTATTGATACTATCAACATCCGTCACGATGACGGCATGACAACGATAGACGATGAGGCTATTATTTATACAGGACTTGAGTTAGAACTTCAACACTCAGATTCTACTACAAAAGGTGATAAAATGACCGACACAGCAGATTCGGCAATGGCCGATATGACGATTCAGGATGTGTATGATTCAATGACGCCAATCCAGAAGGATGTCGTTGCGTACATGCTTGCAACAGCGGTGGAAGAAGCCAATAATGACTCAATGGCACAGAGTGCCTTTGACACAACTGAATTAACAAACACTCTTAAAGAAATCAAGGAAGGAATTGCAATGTCCCACAATGTCTTCGATCAGACCCAGTCGACGACCAACGCCACACTGAGCCACTCTGACGTCGAGGCAATCTTTGCCGACGCGAAGAAGCGTGGTTCGTTTGCTGACGCGGTGAGCGGCTACGCCCTGGCTCACGGTATCACAAACGTGGATCAGCTGTTCCCGGATGCCCAGAATGTCCTGGCCCAGCCCGAGCTGTACAAGCGTCGCACAGAGTGGGTGAACACCTTCCTCAACGCTACCACTAAGACTCCGTTCAGCCGCATCAAGACGCTTTCGGCCGATTTGACCTACGATCAGGCTCGCGCGAAGGGCTATGTGAAGGGTTCGTTCAAGAAGGAAGAGTTCTTTGCGGTGGGCAAGCGCGTGACCACGCCTACGACCATCTATAAGAAGCAGAAGCTCGACCGCGATGACATGGTTGACATCACCGATCTGGATATTGTTGCTTGGCTGAAGGCCGAGATGCGAATCATGCTGGACGAGGAGATTGCTCGTGCTGCGCTGATTGGCGACGGTCGCGACGTGTCGGACACCGACAAGATCAGCGAGACAAACATTCGCCCGATTGCAAAGGACAGCGAGCTGTTCACCACAACCATCAACGTGAACATTGATGACGCGTCGTCGTCGATGCAGGAAGTCATTGATGCGATCGTGCTTAACCGCAAGTTCTATCGCGGCACTGGTCTCCCGAACCTGTACACGACCGAGACTTATATTTCGAAGTTCCTGCTTCTCAAGGACACGACTGGTCGTCGCATTTACAGTGACATCAACCAGCTCGCGTCGGAGCTCCGCGTTGCCAACATCATTGGCGTCGAGCCGCTCGAGGATGATCCCACAATCGTTGGTATCATTGTGAACCCGGTCGACTACGTCATGGGTGCAACCGCTGGCGGTCAGGTCACAATGTTCGACGATTTCGACATTGACTACAACCAGAACAAGTATCTCATTGAGACTCGCATGTGCGGCGCTCTGGTGAAGCTGAAGTCGGCCATGGTCATCAAGAAGGTTGCCTCGTCGGTGACCCTCGTGAGCCCGACCGCTCCTACCTTTAACAAGGTGACTGGCGTCGTGACAATCCCGTCGGTGACTGGCGTGACATATAAGGCTGCCACTTACGATTCGGTGACAGGCACCGTGACCGATGGTGCGACACTCACGGCTGGTGCTCAGACTGCAATTGCAGCTGGCGCAACAACCTACGTGCACGCAGTTCCGTCGAGCTCGAGCTACGACTTCAACACGTACGCTGAGGACTTCTGGGCGTTCACACGTAACAGCGCCTGATTACTTTAAGGAGTTCCAATGGCAAGATTTTATGGAGAAGTTGGATATGCTGACTCTGTAGAAAATCCTGCCAACTCTGGGATTTGGGTAGACAATGTCGTCGAGTATTCATATTTTGGCGACGTCACCCGAAACTCAAGAAGGTTGGATAAAGGCGAAAACCTTAATGATAACGTTGTTGTCA